AGAATCGTCACGGTGGCGCAGGTGGAAGACGACACCGACTACACCATCACACTCAACGGCACCGCCTTCACCGTCGATTCTGGCGCTGCGGCGACCGACCTGACCATCGCCGCGGCACTCGAGACCAGCATCAACGCGGGCGCGGAACCCGTCACCGCCACGGACAATCTCGACGGAACAATCGACCTGGTGGCCGATGTGGCCGGCGACCCCTTCGGGCTGTCGCACTCGGTCGGCCTCATCACCCAGGACGACACGACCGCCGACGCTGGTGTGGCCGCCGACTACGCAGCCGTGAAGGTCGAGGACAACGACTTCTATGGGGTTCTGATCGTATCGGGCTCCACGTTGGAGGTCATCGCACTCGCCGCGGCCGTCGAGGCTGACCGCAAGATATTCGGCGCTCAGTGCGCCGACTCAGACGTTCTGGCCGGCACCGGCGGGAATCTCGCCGAGACTCTTGCAGCCGCTGGCTACCATCGCACCTACCTGATCTGGTCGCAGGACAACTTCGGGATGGCCGCCGCCGCATGGATGGGCAAGCAATTCCCGAAGAACCCGGGGTCGTCGACGTGGGCGTTCAAGAGTCTGGCCGGTGTGACCATCGACGCGCTGACCGGCACCCAGATCACGAACCTCGAGGCCGACGAGGCCAACCACTACACGGCCACGAAGGGCCTATCCATGACGTTACAGGGGGTCATGGCGAGCGGTCGGTTCATCGACATCCAGCGGGGCATCGACTGGCTCACCGTCCGCATGCAGGAGCGCATCCTCCAACTACTGGCTAATTCAGACAAGATCGCCTACACCCAGGCAGGGATCACAGCGCTGGAGAACGAGGTACGAGCGCAGCTGGCAGAAGCAGTGGGGAACAACGTGATCACGACAGGGTACACGGTCACGCCACCGGCGCTAGGCGACATCTCGGCCGCCGACAAGGCGAACCGGGTTCTCGGGGACCTTGACTTTTCGGCAACTTTGGCCGGCGCGATTCACTCCGTCACCATCAATGGCAGTGTGAGCGTCTAAGGGAGGACTGCTATGCTCAGAACCTACGACCCAGCGAACGTGTCGATGTTCTTTGGCGCGATTGAGATGCAGGGATTTGCCGCCGACGCGGCGATAGCCGTCGAGCACGACGAAGACGACTGGACCCTAGAAATCGGCGTTGATGGCGAGGGGAGCCGCTCGAAGACCTCGAACTCATCCGGCACCATCACCGTCACGCTGATGCAGACCAGTCCCGTCAACGACCTGCTCAGCGCTGCGCGGGAGCTCGACCGGCTCACGCCAGGAGGCACAGGTGGCGTTCCAATCCTGGTGAAGGACAACAGCGGCACAACGCTGTTCTCCTGCGAGACTGCCTGGATACAGAAGGCACCCAGTGCCGAGCTGAGCCGCGAGGCCACCGGCCGCGAGTGGGTCTTCCGCACCGACAAGATTGTGGCGCTGCACGGCTCGAACTGATAGGTGTGCCCCCAAAGGGGGACACATGCCACGAGAGAAGCACTCCACCATCATCGACGGTGACCGCTACGAGATGACCCTGTTCGGAGCGACCCAGGGTTACCGTCTGTTCCATCGCCTGTTCAGGATGCTGGGCCCGTCGCTGGGCCACCTGCTCGACGCCCTAGTCCAGGTCGGCGACATACGGTCCGTAGACCTATCGTCGGACGCCGTCGCGAACGGTATCCGCACGCTGACCGCGACGCTGCATGAGGCCGACCTCGACCACGTGATCGACTCGCTCAGGAAGATGACCCACGTTGGCGTCGACGGCAGCAGCCAGACGGTCCCGCTCTCGGGGGTGTTTGAGGCTCACTTCCAGGGTAGGATAGGGTCTATGTTCAAGTGGATGGGCTGGGGGCTACAGGTACAATACTCAAGTTTCATGAGCGCCTTCGCCACTATGATGCCGCCGGGCGAGGGCGCCGCGCCCCAGGCGGTAGACAAGTAGAATCACTGCCGGTGCCCGAGGGTCTGGAATGGTTCCTTTGGCGCCCCACATTCAGCCAGCATGCCGGGCATGTCAGCCGGGCCGAGATAGACGAGCGCTGGTCGCTGCTCGACCTGCTCGACTGTCATCAGCTCATCGATCTGCACGAAGAAATGGACCGCCGCACAGCGGCTGCGGCGCGCTCTCGCACCGTGGCCAAGAGGTAGCCTGATGGCAACTCTACGTGACGTATTCGTGCGCCTGGGGGTGAAGACAGACCCGAGGGGCATGGCAAGCGCCGAGAGCGGCCTGAAGAGAATCACCGACGCCGCCAAGGTCGCCGCCACCGCGTTCGCAGGCCTGAAGTTTGTCCAGATGGCCAAGGGCTTCGCTGAGGAAGTCCGCGGCATGGGCGACCGGCTCGACAAGGTCTCGCAGCAGGTGGGGGTCACGACCGACGCCCTACAGGAGCTCGAGTTCGCCGGAGGCCTCGCGGGGGCCTCGCAGGATGAGGTCACGAACGCCCTTCGGCTCCTGTCGCGGAACGCCTATGAGGCCTCGACCGGAGCGAAGGAGTACACCGACAACTTCGATGCGCTGGGTATCACGGTCACGGATACCGCTGGCCAGCTGAAGAGCGCCGACGCTCTGCTGATGGAAGTCGCGGACGGAATGACGCGGCTCTCCACCGACACCGAGCGGACGGCCCTCGCGCAAACTATCCTGGGGCGCAGCGGCGCCAAGCTCATCCCTTTGCTGAAGCAGGGCTCAGCTGCCATCCGAGACCAGCGGCAAGAGGCACGCGACCTCGGGCTCATGCGGCAAGAGGAAATCGGCGCAGCGGTAGAGCTCACCGACAACCAGCTTCGACTGGAAAAGTCATACAACACCATCAAGTTCGCCGTGGCGAAGGGTCTGATGCCGGCCATGAACGCCGCGACGACGGCCGTTACCAGGTTCGTCAAGGCGAACGGTGCGGTCATAAGGCAGGGACTCACCCGGTTCTTCGAGCGCGCTGTGCAGGTGATAGGTAGCGTCGTAGACCTATTCGGCCTGCTCATCAGGACGGTCTACGACTGGGGCCGGGGGCTGGACGGGGTGGCCGCCGTACTCCTGCGGGTGGCTGCCATCGCCGCCGGAATCGCGGCAATCTTGCTCCTGCCAGCCGGCTCTATCCTGCTCCTGATCGGTCTTGTGGCGCTGCTCATCGATGACTTCATGACGTGGCGCAAGGGCGGCGAGTCGGTCATCGGCGACCTGGTCGATGCATTCGCGTACCTAGGCGATGAGATTGCCCAGTGGGCATCGGGCGTGCTCGAGTCGGTCACCGCCGCGTGGGCCGCGATTTCCGGCGCTGTGGTGGGGACCATCGCCGAAATCAGCGCATCCACGAATGCTTGGTTCGAGGAGTACCGCACGACGATTTCTCTGGTCACGTCTCTGGCGATGGGCTTCGCCGCCGTGTGGGCTGCGGCGTGGGTGCGTGCGCACTGGCAGGCGATAGCGCTGGCCGCCGAATGGTACGCGCGGCAACTCATGTTCATGGTGACCGTGAAGGCTGTGGCAATCAAGGCTGCCATCGTTGCCGCCGCCGCGTGGGTCAAGGCGTCCGTGGTCACTTCCGCCGCGTGGCTCAAGACCCAACTGTTTATGATCCCGAGCTATCTGGCCACGGCTGGAGCGGCGGTAGTAGCCGCCGCCACGACCGCCGCCGCGTGGGTCGCGTCCGCGGTGAGCGCTGCCGCCGCGTGGCTGATGGCCACGGGCCCAGTGCTCTTGATGGGCCTATTGCTCGGGATCATCGTAGGCGTGATCATCTGGCTGGGGCGGGAGCTGTACCGGCTGGCCACCGGCGGTGAGAATTTCTTCACAACGATGGGCGAGGGTATCGCCGACCTCATCGCAGAGGTCGGGGGCATTCCTGAGGCCATCGGCGCCATGCTCGATGAGGCCCTGCGGTTCTGGTTGGAGTTCTTCGGCGCGACCTCGGACGAAATCGACACGTGGATAGAGGCCGCCACCGATACCCTACAGGGCTTCTGGGACAACGTCATCGGCTACTGGGGCGACAAGGCCAAGGCATTCTTCGGCTGGGTGTCCGACCTGATTCCAGACTTCATCACCGGCGCCGATGAGCGTCCCACCGCGAAGACCGGCCCAGAAGCGGGAGCACCCGAGACTCGAGGGGCGAGGGGCCCTCCTGGCGCCGCAGGGGCTCCAGGGTTGGCTGGTGCGGCGGGCGCCGCAGGGGCTCCAGGGTTGGTCGGTGCGGCGGGCGTAGCAGGGGCTCCAGGGCGAGCAGGCGAGCCGGGGTATCCGGGGCAACCTGGGCAACCGGGTCAACCGGGGGCCGCAGGGGCTCTAGGGCGAGCAGGCGAGCCGGGGCAACCGGGGCAACCGGGGGCCGTAGGGGCTCCAGGACAGGCGGGCGAGCCGGGGCGAGGGGTAGGCATCGGGGCATGGCCAGAGACCCCGCTACCGTCCATTCTAGCCCAGGGGACGGCCAGGATTGCGCCACCACAGGGCGGCAACGCGGCCCCAGTCGTGAACAACAACCAGACCTCGAATGTGTCTGTGGACGTGAAGGCAGCACCGGGCATGGATGAGCGACGGCTGGCCGAGCACACGGCCCGCGAAGTGCGGCGCGCGCTCGAAGCCGAGTCCAGGTACACAGCCCAATCCTTTGCGATGGAGGCACCCTGATGGCTCTTGTTAGCGTGGTGTTCAGCCGCAGGGCGAGGTTCGGGGTGGGGGCCTCGGATGAGTTCCTGCCCTATGGAGCGGTAGAACTCGACGCGAGCCTGGAGGAGTCGCACACCGCATCGAATGAGGTCACGCAGTTCCCCGTGGAAGCGGGGGTGGATATCACCGACCATGTCCGCCGCCAGCCCGACCGCGTGGTGATTCGGGGTGTCGTGACCGACCATCCGCTGGGCATCCCGGGGAGCATCGTATCCAGGAGCCTGGACGCGTATCAGCGGGCGCTGCTGATGGTCCAGGAGGCGCAGCTGATCAGTGTCGTAACGACACTGCGGCAATACCAGAACATGGTGGTAGAGCAGCTCGAGGTGCCGCGAGACAACCGCCGCGGGACCTCTGTTGAAATGTCTCTGACCCTCCGCGAGATCCAGACGGCTCAGGTCGCATCGACGGTCGGCACGAACGACCTCGGCACGCAACAGACAAGCGAGGTGACCTGATGGCCACACGCAGACTACCGACCTTCGCCGCGAACCTGGATCACAAGTACAACCTCGTTCTCGACGGCGAGACGTTCACGTTGGAATGGCACTACAATGCGCGGGCCGACCGCTGGACCGTGCATCTCTTCGACGCCGCCGGGAACGCCGTGCGGCACGGGGTACGGCTGGTCAACTACACCGACCTGTTACGACGCGTGGCCCTCGCCACGAAGCCGCCGGGGTCGCTCGACATGGTGGACACCACAGGCGCCGAGACTGAGCCGACCGCCGCCACCCTCGGCTCGCAGACGCAACTGCGGTACGTTGAAGCCTAATGGCCGAGCTGTTCAACCGAGATATCCGACTGACCGCGGGGCCCCTCACCATCTCGCCGCGGACCACTACTGGCGAGGCCCAGGCGGTCCTGGCCGTCGAGTTCGACGTGGTGAAGACCATGGACCGGGCGGCCAATACGGCCAGTATTTCCATCTGGAACCTGAAGGAGGCCAACCGCACCGTTCTGCAGGAGAAGGGCATCGAGCTCGTGCTAGAGGCTGGCTACGTCGACGAGGTAGTGGAGCTATTCAAGGGCGACATAGACAAGACGACCATCCGCCGCGAGGCCACGGACTGGGTGGTCACGCTGGAAACGCTAGACGGCGGCAGGGCGCTCAAGTCGGCGCGCGTGAACAAGAGCCTACGTGGACCGCAGGGCGCCGGCAACGTCCTCAAGCAGGCCGCGGAGGCCCTCGGGCTCGACATCGGGAACCTCAAGGAGCAGGTGTCCGCCGATGGTGCGCGCTCCGTGCTGAAGCAGTTCGTCTCGGGTGTCGTGCTGAGCGGCAAGGCAGAAGATGTGGTGGCAGAGGTGGCGTCCAGTCTCGGGCTGAATTTTTCGGTCCAGTCAAAAAAGCTCCAGTTTCTCCCTACTTCAGGGAGCACATCTGCTCGAGCAACCAGTGAGCCGCCCGCGCAGCTCAATTCCACTAGCGGCCTCATAGGGTCCCCATCCATCGGCGAGAAGGGCACAGTCAAGGCGGCATCCCTGCTCAACGGCCGCATCACCCCGGGCCGTCGAGTCACCCTGCAGTCGGCCGTTGTATCCGGCACATTCATTGCCCAGAAGGTGCATCACAAGGGCGCAACGTGGGGCGCGGATTGGACCACGTCCCTGGAGCTTCTACCGTGAAGCCATTGAGCCGCAGCCCCACCCTCGCAGAAGTGCTCCGGCTGGCCCTACAGGCCCATCAGGGGAACATCCACGTCTCGCTGCCGGGGTCGGTCCAGGCCTACGACGCCGCCACGCAGCTCGCCGATGTGCAGCCCCTCCTGAAGCGCCCACTGGTCGACGCCGATGGAGTCGAGCTCGAGGCGGAGTCACTCCCCATTCTGATGGACGTGCCCGTCCGCTTCCCGCGTGGGGGTGGGGGGTTTTCGAGCTTCCCAATCGCCAAGGGCGACCTCGTGCACCTGGTCTTCGTCGAGCGGTCGATGGATGGATGGGCCGCTGGCGACGGCGCCGAGACCGCGCCCCTCGACTACCGCATGCACTCGCTGGCGGACGCGGTGGCGTACCCCGGGCTCTACCCGCGACGGCGTGCGCTCGCCGACGCCCACGCGGAGAACCTGGTGTGGGGGTTCGACGCCGGGTCTCAGTTGCACGTGAAGCCGAGTGGAGAAATCGACCTCGGGTCAGAGAACGCCGCCGACTACGTGGCGCTAGCTCAGCTGGTGAAAGACGAAGTGACCGCGCTACGGGACACGGTGAACTCCCTGATCACTGCCTACAATAACCACGTCCACACCACGACGGCGACCGTCGGGGCAAGCCCGACACCGGGCATTATCTCGCCGACGACGAGCACCGCGACCCCACCAGCGGCGGTCGGTGACGTGGCCGCCGCGAAAGTGAAGGCCGACTGATGGATCTCCTACTCGACGCCGCCGGAGACCTGGACCTCACAACGAATGACCTCCAGCTGGTCGACGGCGTG